TGTACTTAAAGGTGCTCGTACTACTAAATGGTATTTTGAACGTGAAGCCGATATGGCTGGGCGTCCAGGATACAAGTATTTTGCACTTGTAGCTCTACCTAAAAAACATTTCTTTGATGCATTTAATAATACTGCAAAAATTAATGTTTTTAAAGCACAAAAAGAAGCAGCCAATGCCGTTACCGAAGTTGCAAAAGAACAAGCAAATCAAACTGTTGAGTTTTGGAAACTTGTAGAAAAAGAAGGTCTTACTACTGATGACTTCTTTCAAATTCCTGGTAAGCAAGTCACATCTCAATAGTTATCCATTCAGGCGTAGTTATTTAACTGCGCCTATTCTCTAATTATAGGCTAATAAAGGGTGATATGAAAAATATGATTTTGTTGGTTGCACTTCCATTTATTTTAGGTTGTACGGCAACTGCACAAACGACACCAAGCAAACAACCAAAAACAAATAGAGTTGAAACATTTTCACAATTAGATAGTACAGAACCAGCAGAAAGACCTAAATGGTTGCAAGTTGTACCTGAATCCGATGAAGGATTTTATTTTGTTGGCATGTCTACTAAACGTACTGAAAAACGTAATGCAAGAAATGAATCATTTAATGATGCATTAATTGGTTTTGCTCGATACTGTGGACTAAATGTACAATATCTTTCTGAGCATCGAGATACAAGCATAGGCGGAAACGGAGGACTCATTGATACATTCTCAAAGGGTAATACAGTTGCTAAAATGCAAGCAGAAATGCTTTTAGGAAATGTTGCTACCAAAGATCGCTATACAGAAAAATATAGTAATTTTTATGGTGGCAGTTTCATGGGCCATGCATTTGTTGATGCTACATTAATTTATGTACCAAAAACAGAAATGGTTTTGTGCAAGAAAAATCGCAAACAAGCAAACACATTTCTTACCCAAAAAACTAACAAGATAAAACAATTAGAAGAAAAAAACAAGTCACTTGAAAATCAACTAGTGGTTGAAAAACAAAATACTAATGTTGCTCTAGCTCAAGCACAACAAAGTTCAGAATTTTTTAAACAAGTACTCAATAAACCTGTCATCGAAAAGACAGAACCAATTAAAAAAGATTTACCTAAATCTAATTTAAAGTCTATCACTATTACACAAAATAACAATTCATCTTGTACGAATAAAATATGTAATGGGCTTGTTGCATACTATCCCTTTAATGGTGATGCTACCGACAAATCTAGAAACAGCCATAAGCATCACGGAAAGGTGAATGGTGCAACCTTAACAGCAGATCGCCTAAACAATTTAAATCATGCCTACTCCTTCGACGGCATTAACGACTACATTGATATACCACACAACGGTCAGTTAGAAGGGATGACTAGTGGTTTAACCTTAGCAGTCTGGTTAAAAACTAGTTCTACCCAGAGTCAAATTGTTATTTCAAAGGCAGGAAAAACAAGAACTGGTAGCATTACTGATGATGTGTATCACTTGGGATTCAACATATGTTGTAACAAATCATTCTCAAGCCAAATAAATGGTGCAATTCAAGGAGTTGTTATTGACAAGAGACAACTTACTCCTGCATCCTTATATATTGCAGGTAGCTCAAAGGTTATTACTGACGGCAATTGGCACCACATTACTTTCATTTGGAACAAACTAAATTTTAAGATCTATGTTGACGGACAAGAGGATTCAAATCTTGTTTATTATAACAACAAATCGACTAATTCAAAATCTCTTAATTCGTCAATTGCAACCACTCTTAGAATAGGAGGAGGAATGGATCCTTTTTCAGGTTCCATTGATGAGGTTCGAATTTATAATCGTGCCCTTTCAGCAAACGAGGTGAAAGAATTATATTCGTTTATTTTATAATTTACTTGATGAAGCAGATGTCTGTAATTTATAACCAGTTACTCCGCTTCCTGTTCCTTTCGACCAAGTTTCCCATGTTGGGATTTCAGTAGGTGGGTTTGTTGTTCTGCTTACAACTGCTCTATAAGCAACTTCACTCATTCCAGGTAGAAATTTAGTAGCCTCAATATAATAAACTAATTCTGCCTGTCTTTTTTGATATTCAGTAGATGTTCCATCTTTAGTATCGCTTTTATATCTGTCCGGATATTTAATTCTCATATCTTGTATACCTTCTGTCCGTAACCAAGATCGATTTTTTAAATCTGAATAATCCCCAAGCATTAACACACTTGCTTCTGCTACCCGTCGATCTTGCTGTTCGCCATGACTTTGAATCATAGATGCAACATTATTCCATGCATCTGTTGTACTCTCTATTCCACTATCTGCATCAACTGCATTTTGTATTGCGGTACGTAAATCATAAATTATACTTCCAATAACTACCTTTGATATACTTCTAGCACTATAACAAAAACTAACTAATGTATCATATTGATTTTGTGTTAAATGAGTTACTTTACTGCCTAATTCAGACCTCAATCGTTTTTCTGCTACTTTGAGGTCACGCCGAAATAAACTATGCGCCTGATCTTCTGTAAGTCCATTTATATTTGTATCATTTGACGAACTGTTATAGCCAATTCTATATTCAGAACCATTCCAATATTGATATGCTCGCCAACGTTCAAAACTAAGAACTAAAAGAATACCATTATCACTTATTTTTAAACTTTCCAAAGCAATTTTTATACCAGAGTAATTATCACTATCTTTTATAAAAATAGTATAATCATATGCTGATGGTGATATTGCTGAAAGTGTCATTATGAGTATGTTGCTCCGATATCCTCGTTATGTTCAGCTCCTGGATCTATTGCAACATTTTTACTTGAATGGTTATCCCAAGGTTCTTCTTCAGGTACACGAGGACATATACTTGTTGCTGTAGTGGTATTACCTGTAAGATTTTTTAGTTTAAGTTTTTTTGCAGGTTGAACAGAACCACTATTTAAATCCAACCTTGCGGCTTGTACTGCAAATTGACCCATTGTTTTTATATTACCATTTAAATCAGATTCTAACGTATAATCTTGTTTACTGTATAATTCAAATTTTCCTGCCATTGCATTTATTTTTATTCCATCTTTGCCTTGACTAAGAATATTAACACCATTGCCCCCATGAATATTAACATTATTATCTGCATGTATGTTTATATCTTCATTGGAATGCATTGATATACTGCCCTTAGCATATACATCAATTTTTCCATCATTGTTTAGTTCGACCCAGTTATAACCGTCCCTGCTAATAATATAAATCATACCATGTTCATCATTGATCATAATTTGGGCACCATTTCTTGTTCTAAGACGAATCATACTATCAGTGCCTTCACTATTACCATCATCCATAACAAATTGGTGTTGTCCGGGCGTAAGGATTCCAAAAACTCTACTTGGCGATTCACGTCTTGCCCCACTAGTGGTTGTTCCTCGAATAGCATCAGATGTTAACCCTTGGGTTTTTAAAGCATTAACCATAGGATCGTGTTGGGGGCGTAATACATTTTGAGAATCATTTATATTTCTTTCTGCGGCAGGACCTATTCCATCATAATTATCAGCACTAGGTATACCAGGAACTGTAAAGTTTTTTTCCTGATGATATAAACAGCCCATAAGTACGCCGTGATTAATATCACCTCCAAGGAAACCAATAATAACAAGAGTACCTTTTGTAGGCGGGACCATCCACATACCATAACTTTTTTTAGTACTATCGAAAGATTTAACGTCGTCTGTTTCAAATTCACTAGTCGATCCTGCAAATGGCGACATATAATCTACATATGTCCAACTAGATTTTAGTTGTGGTGGACCTTTAAATTCAGGTATATATACTGCTATCCTGCCCATTCGATCACTATCAGCGGCATCCTGAATTATGCCATGATATATTCCATAAACAGGTCTTCCTTCTTGTGCTGGTGTTCTTGCATCTGTTGTCATTTTTCTTCCTTACGCTGGTGGACAGTATAAGTTAAACCAACCATCAGCATCTGTATATTCTTTACTTCGTATATGATATTTTGAAGCACCTGGTTGGGTACTGCAATCTCTAAATTCAAAATGTGCATAATTCCATCCGTTTGTGCCACTCCAATATAAACTATTAGCAATTGCCTTTGCACCAATAAGCCCCCAAATGGTTAAGTTACCTGCTGAAATTGTAGGATCGACTAGACTCGTGGTCATGTATTCAAAATCTGGTGATGCGGCCGGTAAAATAATTTTAAATCCTGTTCCAGTTGAATGGTGCGATTCTTTATATTCCGTAGTAGTTTTACCTGCTTTTTTTAATGCATCATGTGCTGAAGCAGATCGAACAGATTCGTTTATGTATATTGTTTTTTGTATTGCATTATCCGAAAGGCATCCTCTAATAAACGCCGATACTGCTTCTCGTATTTTCGGGTGTAATCTGGCAATATGCCTATCTGTTATGTCATGTCCGGTTGCTGTAAAACTATAAACACTACCAACTGGATCTTCACCATATCCTGCTACTGAACCAACAGGTGGAGCTTGTCCTAGTTGTGTTTTTTCACTTGTTGGTGTTGTAACTTCTAATTCATATGCCATTAATTTTTCCTAAATTTGTCATTGTGCGCCTTTTCCTCTATCCAGAGGTGTCGGAGCAGCAATCACTGTCGACTTTTTATTTAGATTATCACTTGCTGAGAAAGTTGATTCTTTTCCTTCTTTTTCTTTTTCTTTTTTCTTTGGTTCTTCTTCTGTGGCATCTAATATTTCTTTCAATAAATCATAATTTGATGCTAAACTTCTATACCCATACAAATGTTGAGTGAATCCTCCATTATTGTATGATGACATAACTTCTCTAACTCCGTATATTCCACTTAAAGTAAAACTATCAGATATTACAGTATCGCCTGTTTCGTCGTGTTCTTGTGGCATTAATAATTTAAAATAAAACAAGTTAGATCCACTATCATAATGAGCGGCAACATTTTTTCCTACATTCTGGTATTGTTTATTAATATTAGACATGCCTAACCAATAAGGATCTCCGATGATATTTAATTGTATTTCAACTAAGTCAGCTGAACTTGCCATGTCTGCATATACTGCACCAAATTTAAAAGCACTAGGACCTGCAACATTAACAAAACCTTTGGTTTTGGATTCAATAACTGCTGGTTTTCTTTGTGGTACAAACCAATTATTTTCTTCTTTTTCATCTTCTTCAGAAAATGATTCGAGGTATTTAAATTTCCCTGGCTCAGTTTTTGTTGTTGGGTCTGATAAAAACTGTCCAGATTCGGGTGCCATCACAGAAGAATTTAAATCGTCTTGTTGAAGGTAACCATGTGGGCCTGCTGCCATTGCAGGTTTTGCTGATGCCGGAGATTCAGCAACTTCTTGAACAGGTGATGCCATTTTCGTTCCCGGTGGAGGATTAATTGACGGCTCTTTAATTTCTTCTGCATTTGGAGATTGACTTAAAATGGTATCAGGATTGCTATACATTCCGTCATATCTTTGTTTTACTATCCAATATGTATTATTTAATTTTATATCAAAATTTAATATTTCGGTATTTTGTCCAGTATACATATACATATATTTTTTTGTTAATAATTTGTGTTCTGCGAATTCTCGTAATCGAGCTATTTGCTCTGGTTTATTAACTGAAAATCCACCACTCATATCACCAACTTTTTCATTTATTTCTAGTTTAATTTTGTATATAAAGTTTTTTTGATTAACCTTTCTTACTGAATCATAATTCCCTGAAATTCTGACTTCGGGTACTATTCTAAACCATAATCGCGGATCTGAATCCTTTCTTTCATCATCTTCACCGGATGATTTTGCTGAAGAACCACTTACCGTCGGTAATTCTTGCATTTCTTTTGTTGCCGCAATTGCTACACTAAGAATATCAACAATACTGTTTCCTGTGTAGAAAGTAGAATTAAGTCCACCGTCACCTGACGGATCAAGTTTATATTTTGGAGCACCAGCAGATGTTAATTTTCCACCAAATATCCATCGAGACATTTTTTGAGATGTTTCGTCAATTGTTATATTATACGTATCAGGAAATTTAGAATTAGTTCCTGCTTCCTTTGCCGATAACTCATTTAATTCTTTAGTAAGAGCAACAGTAAATTGTCCTAACGTGTTTGCTTTTATTGTTAATGCCGACTTTAAATTTTGAACACTATCTCGTAATGCTATTTGAGAAATTTCTACTAATTTTAAATAATATTTTGCTCCGCCTTGATCAACTGCAATAGTAAAATCGGTTATTGCCATGACATAGATAAAATGATAATCTAACCCTCCTTTACCTTCTTCTACTTGTGCATCATCAGATTGCATAAAGGATATTTCTAGTAAATATACGGCATCTGTTGTATGATTTTTTATTCCTAAATTTTTTGCACCTCGTACAATATTATCTAAAAGAGTAACTCCTAACGGTTCAACAATTGTCATTGTAGCAGTTAACCCATATGCCGCTCTTGCTAAAGGTGTCCAATTTACTACATGAGTTGTTTCTAAATCTGTTATGTTAAATTTGCTCGTTACTCCGGTTTCAGCAACAACAATACCATTTTCGCTGTTTAACGTTTGAGCCGCTGTGTACCCGATTTTTTTATTATCTTTTGGTGATAACATTGTCAAACGAAGATGGTATGTAAATGATTGTGTATTTGTTAATGGATTTTCCACCCAGTCTATTATTAGTTTTTCTTTTGAGCGAGACGGATTAGCTGAAAACGGTTTATCATTATCGTTGTTTCCGACACCAGGACTCCATCCGCCTGATTGAGGGTTTTCTTTTATCGGAGTGCTTAGCCTACTTTTCAGTCGATCGCCAGGTTTCTCAATAACAGATCCTCTACCGCCACTTACTTTGGGTTGTGTTATAACATTTTGAAAAGCCGCCATATTTTACCTATTGAATATACTTGCTAATATTATCTTGGGAGGGAACTTTTATACTGGTGCCTGCTTTAAAATCCCAAACCGGATCTCTTAATATATCTCTATTAAAAAATGTAAACACCCACCATAGCCTAGGAGAACCATATAATTCGTTGCTTAAAATATCTGGTCTAAAATTATGTCGTTGTTGTAAGGCAACAGTTAGTTCATCTCCCTGCTCTGATACATCCGGCGGATTAAACACACCCAAATATCGACTTGTCATTGGGGTTGTTGCATATACACTACTTTGTTTATAGTTTGTAGAATAACCAGCCATTATACGAATCCTTCGTTTTTAACAAGCATGCCTTTTCTAAAGTTATTATAATTCCATTTTGTACGTACATCACTTGGTCTATGTTGTATACTTAATCCAATGTACACGCTCATAATAGATGGTACTTTAGTTTTAAATACTCCCGAATCGGAATCTTTACTTCCAATTTTTTTACCACCACTGTATGGTATTTCTACATCAACATAATCTACTTCATTTGGTAATTCATGTGAGAAACTTCGTATAATCACAGGTACATTTTTAAACATTAAATCGCCATATGCATAAAACCGTAATACAGGAGGCGGTTTTCCCGGAGTAGCAGAGGTTTCACCAAAATGCATTTTAGAAACAGTACGTAAAAAATGTATAGCACCTATCATATATTTTGCTTCTGCGTCGGATTGTGCTGTAAACACACCTGATATGTCAATTTGTGGTGGTCGTGATTTACTAAAACCGCTAAATTGATAGTTAGTATGAGTTAAATCATAATCCATATATTCAACCATATGTTGTATGTTCATTGTAGGAGTATACGGAAATACTATACCTCTTGTTCTGCGGATAGGTGCTAATATTTCACTAGCATCTCCTGCCGACCCGCCAGTATTACCGCCGCCTCCTGAGAGACCTTCCCATAGTCCTTTACTAAAATCAATACCACCACCAGACATCGAACCACCAAACACACTTTTGTTTCCAGGCGGTACCGAAATTCTTACTCTATGATCTTTAGCATCCTGGGGACTAGAAGAAAACATTTTACCTAGTTCCGCTTTCGCTCCTCCTTCATCAAACCATCCCATTAGTTAATCCTCTTATCTATCATTGTAAAGATGTTGCCATCCCATTTACCAAAAAACTTCATAAATACTTTTCCTTTGTCTTCATCAGATGCACTAGAACGCATAACATCTCTAAAATTAGTTGCACTCATATCATCTTCGTATGTTGGAACGGTCATATAATAAACTCGTTCTGCATTTGTGTCTGGATCTAATCTACTTTCTAACTTAGCACCATCATTATATGGCTGTAACACGTTTCCAGGACCTAACCTTCCTATATCTTTTTCACTAAATGCAAGTATCACTGCCGTAGTATACGGGTCTCGTCCTATTAATTCAATGTTAGGCCTATATGGCATTGTGTTTACTATATGGTCAGCTTGTATATCAAACATTGTTGATATAATATGTTGCTTCTCAGGAAAAGTAAACGGATCTCTTGAATAATCGTTTTCATCATGCATTGCTTGTTGTTTTTTACCAAACATTGTGGCGATAAATATGTTGTCAGCACCAAACTTATCGGCTAAAAATTTATATACTTTGTAATGACCCTTATGCATAGGTTGAAATCTTCCACCATAAAAAACAACAACTTTCTGTGTATGATCTTCGCTCAGCAATTCTGTAATATTCATTTACAATCTCTTTACTATATTTATAGTCCGAAAATCATTGACCTTTTGGCGGGTTGAATGTATAATAGTAGTAAACTACTGGAGTATTATTATGGCTAATTACTTAAACAATAAAGACTTATTAAGAGAAATACATAAATCAAAATTTACATATTGCTGGATAAATGATAAAGAAAAACATTATTTTTACGATGCAATTATTTTTGATAAAGACGAAATAACAGAAGAATTATTAGAAACATCTTTACAAATACGAGCTAATAGAAAAGCAGTTCAGGCATTTGATAAAGAGCTTTTTAGTTTTCAACTTTCCGGAAAAAAAGGCGATAAACCTAAACTAAACGAATTTAAGTACGACGGAACATTAAAACACAAAGAAACAGAATTAATATTTAGGCTTATGTCCTTTGATCACATTCCTTTAGAACCTGGAAGAAAAAACAAACCTAAAACTCAAGCAGATCATCACGCAAAGGTTAACTTCCCCCCATTTAAGCATGTAAGTGCTAAAGGTCGTGAGGTTGCTCGATCACATTGGAAGGGCGATCGAAAAACAGGCGCATTCAAAGTTGACCACGGATACTTAACAGATCACTTAGCAAAAATGTTTATAAAATTATGTGATAGATATTCTACCAGAGCTAACTGGCGAGGATATACTTATGTAGACGAAATGCGTTCGCAAGCATTATTACAGTTATCACAAATTGCATTACAATTTGATGAAAGCAAAAGCCAAAATCCTTTTGCTTATTATACAGCCGCAGTTACTAATTCATTTACTAGAATATTAAATATTGAAAAACGTAACCAAAACATACGAGATGACTTACTTGAAAAGGCAGGGCACAATCCTAGTTATACTCGACAAATGAAACATACAATCGAAGCAGGTGAAAGAGCAGAAGTTGAATATCAAGAAAAACAACAACTAAAAAAACAAATAGAGGAACAATACTAAGATGAGTAATCTTTTTAAAAAGGTTGCTTGTTTCACAGATATTCATTTTGGCTTAAGAAATAATAGTAGACAACATAATACAGATTGTGAAGAATTTGTATTATGGTTTATTAAAGAAGCCAAAAAAGCAAATTGTGAGACTTGCATATTCCTAGGTGATTGGCATCATCATAGAGCATCTATTAATGTTAGCACTATGAATTATACAATGTCAAACTTAGAATTTTTATCTAAAGCATTTACAAATGTCTTTGTAATAATGGGCAACCATGATCTATTTTATAGAGATAAACGTGAAATTAATAGTGTAGCATTTGGTAGTTTATATGATAATGTACACATTGTAAATAGTATTTTTACAGAAGGCGACGTAAGCATAATACCTTGGTTGGTTCAAGATGAATGGAAAGAAATGCCTGGTATAAAATCTAGGTATATATTTGGACACTTTGAACTTGGTGGATTCCAAATGAATCAATTAATAGCCATGCCAGACACAGGGGGATTACAAAAAACACATTTTAAAAACCAAGAATATGTGTTCTCTGGTCATTTTCATAGTCGCCAACAACAAAAAAATGTTATATACATGGGCAACACATTCCCACATAATTATTCGGATACCTGGCAAGATGATCGAGGTATGATGATATTAGAGTGGGGAGAAGAACCAAAATACAAAGCATGGCCAAATGCTCCTTCCTTTAAATCACTTAATCTTAGTACTCTTGTTGATGACCCTGAAAAATATTTAAAACCAAAAACATACATAAGAGTTACACTTGATGTAGATATATCATATGAAGAAGCAACCCACATAAAACAAGTTTTTACAGAAAAATATAATTTACGAGAAATTATATTAATGCCACAAAGAGAGGATGAATATGCTGACGATTGGTCAGCCGGAGACGGCGCTATTTTTGAATCAGTAGATCAAATTGTACTAAGCGAATTGACTGCAATTAAATCTACCCATATAAGTAACCAAAAACTTATTGACATTTATACCCAATTGACTGTATAATAATTCCATGTTGACAATTAAAGAAATTACACTAAAAAACTTCATGAGTGTAGGCAATGTAACTCAGGGAGTTAGGTTAAGCGATTCTGGATTAACATTAGTTCTTGGAAATAATTTAGATTTAGGTGGTGACGGATCACGCAATGGAACAGGTAAAACTACCATTGTGAATGCATTATCTTACGGGTTATATGGCCAAGCACTAACAAACATTAAGCGTGATAATTTAATAAACAAAACAAATGGCAAGCATATGCTTGTCATGATTGAATTCGTACATAATAATATAACCTATAGAATAGAACGTGGACGAAAACCTAGTGTATGTAGATTTTTTGTTAATGATGCAGAGCAAATTGACGAAACCGATGAAGGACAGGGAGAAAGTAAATTAACACAGGAACAAATTAATAAAATTCTTTGTATGTCTCATAATATGTTTAAACATATTATGGCACTTAATACATACACAGAACCGTTTCTTGCTATGAAGCAAAATGATCAACGCAATTTAATTGAAGAGTTATTAGGAATTACTTTATTATCTGAAAAGGCGGCATTACTAAAAGATTTAGTACGTGAAACAAAAGAAGAACATAAAGAAGAAGAATACAAAATAGGCGGTATACAACAAGCAAACCAACAAATTGAAAGCTCGATAAAAGACTTACAACGGCGCAATGATATATGGAATAAAAAACATACAGAAGATATAGAAGAATTAAAGACTAAACTGTTAGAACTTGCTGAAATAAACATTAATGACGAGTTACAAGCACATAAGGACTTAGAGGTATATAGTACTAAGCAACGAAAAACGTTGCAACTAGACGCGAATTTAACACAACTAGACACCAAAATAACCAAGTTACATCAGGATCTATCAAGCATAAAAGATGAAGCATGTTATGTTTGTAATAAACCATTAGATGACGAGTTACACAAAAAATTACTAAATGATAAAACAAACAAACTTAAAGGATATGAAAAAGATCATACAGTTGTAATATCTGAAAGGAAAGAATTAGGTGAATTAGGCAAACAACCTATTGCTCATTATGATAGCATAAGCAAAGCATACGATCATAAAACAACACTTGATACATTATCTAATCAACTTGAACATAAATTAACAGAAATAAATCAATACATAGACCAAATTGAAACACTAAAAAATAAAGGGTTACAGGAAATTAATTGGAATAAAATTAACGAATTAGATGACTTAAAAGAGCACCAAGAATTTTTACTTAAACTACTAACAAATAAGGATTCTTTCATAAGAAAGAAGATTATAGAGCAAAATCTTAGTTTTTTGAACACAAGACTTAAATATTATT